GTAGTATAAGCACCACCAACAGATCCAGTGATCCATGCTTTGAATCGTCTATCTTCAGTCTCAGAAGCTCTATATCTTACATGTAAGAAAGGTCGTCTGATGTTTGATCCTAACATTTGATCATATACTGTAGATGTACCAGCTGGTATCATAACACCATCTATCTCTTTAGATAAACCTCTAGTAGTAGCATCATTTAAGTATTTCCAATCGGTTTTATAGAAGTCATAAGAACCTCTTCTAAATCCTGAAAATCCAAAATTAAGTGCCATTTCAGCTTCGTTATCGAATAAACCATAAGAAGCAGACTGAGTAGATGCGTATCCACCATTAGTAGCAGCTAGCATATCGTCAAAATCAAGAGCAGTTTGTCTTGATAAAAATAACATATTTTCTTCAATAGCACCTTGCTTGTCTAAGTTTTTGAGTATTTCATCAAAATCAGCTAAAGCACCTGAACCAGGAGCAGCAGCACCAGCAAAACCAGAAAATACATTACCTCTTGTTTCAATAGCTTGGAATAAACCTTGTGTACCTTTGATCTGTAATCCATTAGCTCCAGCAGGTCCAAAATTTGCACCAAACTGAGTAGCAGCAGGAGCAGCGCCTAAATTAGGCTGTGCCTGAAGTACACCTTCAACCATTGACATTTCCATATAATCTTCAAATCTTAGTCTAGTTTCAGACTCAGCTTTTAAATACCATAAGTATCCAGAAGTACCGTCTTCAGTAGCAACTTCGATCCATCCAATTTGTGCAGCGTCAGATCCACTTAACTCATAATTATCTTTAAGGATAATTGGAGAGTTAGTAAATGTAGTAACACCTGGCTCAATAGCGCCAGCCATTCCATTACCACCTTTTGGAAATTCAGATCCGTATACGAATATACTTGTTGAAGTAGCATTTAAAGCAGCTGGAAAAGCTCCAGAATCTGTTTCATAAAGAATAACATCTATTGTATAACCGTCAGTACCAGCAGAAAGTCTGTTAGTAACTAAAGCTTTTGCAGATACAAGACCTGTAGCATTATCAGTTATTAATATAGTATTACCATCTCTAATAGCAGAGGTAGCTGGGTTACCAGCACCTGGAGTAATTGTAATTGTAACAGTAGAACTGTTAGCAGCTCCAGAAGGAGCACAACTACAATTGTCATATGCAACATGTAATCTATTTTGTTCAGTCCAAACAACTTGGTCTGATGTCATTGGCATCTCAGCGCCAACCATTCTTAAGAAACCTGATAACGTTCTGTTACCATATCTCTCTACTTCCTGCTCGTAAAGCTCAGGTAAGTATTGTTGTGCCCATTGATTAAATCCACCAGCTATATCTTGAAAATTAATATAATTTCCTTGAACAGCTACTTGATTTGGCATAGGTACAATCGATGCGGGAAAGCTCCCACCAGCAATTAAACTCATTGTTTTTTATTTTTTATGTTCTTTTTTTGATTTTCAATTTAGTACTATCTACTCCAGATATAGATCTAACTTTCCAACCATTAGGTAGAGTTTCCCCTGTATCCATAGGTCTTGGTTCAGAACTTATATTTTTAGACTTTGCAACAATGTCTTTAGTAGCATCGGCCTTGCCTTGCTCATAAAAGTGTTGTGCTAGTCTATCTGCGTTACGTGCAGCATACATTGCTTTATGATAACCGTCTAGATCATTAATAGATCCATCTTTTGAAGTAAACTTACCAAGAAGCTTACTTACATCAGTTTGATCAACAGCAATATCAGAAGGGTTTGAAATTTTATACTTAAATTTTTTATCACCAACATCAAAATTGAAACCTTCAAATTTATCTTGGAAAAAACTTTTAGTATTATTAACAAACTCATCTCGCTTTTGTGCAATAGTAGATTGCTCTTCATTGTATCGTTGGAAAAAGTCCATAGCTTTTTTCTGCTCATTAGTAACAGATGGCCTCAACTTGATTTCATCATAGTATTTACTTTTCATTTGCTCTAAAAAGTTCTTGGCTTTTGCAACTTCTTCTTTGTACGCTAACTTTTGTTTTCGTACAAATCTTTCTTCGTCCACTCCTTCTTCATAGGTAAAATTATCTTGCATAACAAAACCTATTTCTTCGTCATTTAAGTGTGGTCTAGTTTTTTTATAATATTCTTTAACAAGTAACTTATCATCGTACTTGTTATAATCTTTATTTAGTGTAACATAATCTTCCACTGTACCGCCAGTGTCTTCCATAAAGTTAACTAACTTTTCTATATTAGCAGGCATTTCTTTGCCTGTAATTTTTTCGTCTCTTATAGCTTCTTTAAGCTCTTGTTCAACTTTTTTAGTCTCTTTAACTACTTCATTTATTACTGTAACTTCTTCTTTTTTTTCTTCTACTTTTTCTTCTACAGGTTTTTCAATAATTTCTTCTATTATTGGAGCAGTTTCTTTAACTTCTTTTTTTATCTCTTCTTTTTTATCTGAAGGTATAGTGACTTTAGTAGGAGCTTTTTCAGCTTCTATTTGTCTTTTCTCAGCGTTTAAATCTATTTTTGTAACTTTAGGAGTTGTTTTTGTTCCTAAATTTTTTGCACGCTTTTTTACTTTAAGAGGTTCTTTTGTCTCTTTTTCTGATTGTGTTGCCATAATATAATATAATATAATAATTAATAATTAAATGTTTATTCCATCGTTGTTTTCAAAGTTAATAGGTAATAAATCATTTTTCTTTTGATCAATCATAGCGCTCTGTTGAGTACCTATGATTTTAGCTCGTTCATCTTTTCTTTGTTCTATGTCTTGTTCTCTTTCAGCTTCTCTATTTATTTTTTGCTGACCTAATTGCATGTTATAATTAAATTCAAGTTCCATTAATTCTCTTTTTATCTGAGCTTCAACTCTCATTCTTTCAACTTCATACCCAGACTTTCCTTTTTCAAACTTAAGTTTTGTATCCATAACTGCTTGTTGCTTTTGTACCTCAGCCATAGCAGCAGCTTCACTTGCTTGAGCATTTGCTTGACCTTGTGCAGCAATGTTTGCTTCACTAGCAGCTTGCGCAGCTTCTGCAGCTTTTTTACGCTTTAACTTAATCATTTGATTTGCTAACTTTAGATTTTTTATTTGCCTTATATCTATAGCATCTTCTAAGTTTATACTACCACTTTGAAGAGCTGCTTGTATATTATTTTCTAACTGCGCTTTTTCTTCTTCATCAGGAACTAAATTAAAATATATTCCATAATCAGCTAAATGTATACTTGCCGTATCTTTTAATTGACCAACATTCCAAGTAGATATACTATTTTTTAATGCTTCTTCAGTTAATTCAAACTCTACAGAGTCAGCAGTTCTTAATACTATATTTTCACAAGTTCTTAATGTTATGTATAAAAACCCATTTAATATATGCTTAGTTGCTGTATTAGATGCGTTAGCTGCTAGTTTTTGTAATCCAACTAAAGCATTTTTATCAGGTTGACTACCATCTCTAGCTTCATTTAACCCGGTTACATCTCTTATCATTTGCAAGTAATACTGATACGTACTTATTAGCGACTGTATTTTACTTTGCCCAGAATTAGTACTAAGTTCTTGTATAGGTATTCTACCACTGTTAGGATCTCCTTCTTGAGTCATAGATCTACCTAGTATACTACCAGTTTGAAAATACATATTTAAAGCTTCTTTAGCGTTATATGTAGTTCCACTACCTAAATCAACTTCAGCTAGTCCATCTACATCTAGATAAACTCCATCAGGTATTATTTTAGCAATAACTTGTTGTATTTTTAAATGAGTTAATTGTATCATATCAGCAAAGCCCATCATTCTACTAACTAAAGATTCTACTCTACCTTGGTATAATCTTGGTGCACATATAGAATAATTCATATTAACTTTAACTAAATTAGACTTAGGTCTTGTCATATTTTCTGACATTTTCCACTCTAACATCATATCGTAACCTAAAACTTTAGCGCCACTATATAGTGTTTCTATTGATCTAGAAACTCTATCAAAGTTATCATTTGGTTGTGGATTAAAAGTATCAGGTTTTTCTAAAGATTTTTCTAAGCCAGTAGCAGTTTTCTTTATTTTAAATACTTGCTCGCTATAAGTTTTATATTCAAAGTATAAAACATATATTGCATTACCATCTCTTCTACCGTTCCAATTATATAAAAAACTACTATTACCTTGATACTGCTCAAGTTTTTCTAGTTCTTCGTTGTTTAAGTCAGGAAATTGTTTTTTAATTTCTGCTAAAGACAAAGCTTTTACTTCACCAACATACCACAAGTCTTCGTAATTAGGATCTTCACTATAAGAATAAACCATTCTAGTAGGATCAACATAATTAACAGTAACTCCTTCAGCTTTATTCCAGCTTGTTTTAGTAGCAGCCATACCTAGTACAACTAAATCTTCTAAAACTCTTCTTTTTGTTAAGTCATACTTATTGTATTCCAAAGTATTATTTATAGCTTCTTCAGCAGCTATTTCAGTAGCTTGCTTATAACTTAATTGCATGTGAAGTTCAAGTTCTTCTTGAGATTCAGGTAGTTCAGAAGGATTATCAGAATTAAATAAATTAAGACCAGTAGCGCCTTGTAGTGCATTTAAAAACTCTTTAGCTTGCATATCTCTTAATATGTCTTCCGCATATTTAGATCTTTTTCTTCTAGACTCTGGATCTTGAGCAAATGCTCTTATGTCATAGAGCTTGCTATCCATACCATTTACTACAATATCTACAAATTTAGGTATTATAGGTACCGGCTTCCAGTCTAAGTTTAAATAACTTAAATCACCATTTATAGCTAATTCATCTTTGTATTTTTGAACTGGTTGTTCAGCTCTAGAATATAATCTACGCATCCTAAAGTTATTATACTGCGTGTTAAATCGATTTTCAACACCTGATCTTGTACCACTAAACCAATCGCCTTCAATTGCTTGACCTACTTGTTTGCCATATTCTCTGCTCTGCTTAACCTCGTCAGATACAACTTGGTCTGGAAAAGTGCTATAAGTGTTTGTTATCTTATTTTTCATGCATTATATTATTTGTGAAGTAGATCCTTCATTGTTATATCTACGTATTCCTAAACTAACTTTTTCAATATTTTTTGTAGCGATTGGTCTATACTTATTTTTATTACAAGCCATTATAGATAAACCAGAACTTATAGAAGCATCGTACTTAGTTCTGTTGTTTATATTAAATTTAGACCAGTCTTCTAATGTTTTTTGAAAATACATATTGCCATAGCCATCGCTAAGTTTTCCAATAAAATTTTCAATATAGTATTCTATAGCAGCGGCATGTGCTTGTTTAATGTCTTCACTTGAATTAGGTATTCCACCTATTTCTTTTTCAGCTATAGATAACTTATTCCAAATTTTATCAGGACGATTCATTGAAAAACCTCTATAACCTCTACGTTTAAAGTAATACAATAATCTTGGTTTGTTATTTTCAGCTAGTATTGGCATACCATAAAACACACAAGCCATCAACACATCTTCAAAAAATATTTCAGCAGTTTCAGGTCTAGCTATGTATTCTAAAAAAAACATATTAGATGGTACGTTTTCCATAGAGAATTTAGTTAATCCATGTAGTGCTCCTTTAGAACCTTTACCATCCACAGTACCGCTAATGTCGTAACTGTCACAGCCAAAAGCTCCAATATGTTCATTACCTGGGTATTTAAATCCATTTTTAAGTATTACAGAGTTTTGTAAAGAAGCATCTGGAACCCATGAAACTAAAAACCTACCATTATTGCTTGGTAAAAAGTTTACTTGTGTATCTTTTATTCCTTCAACCCAAGAAAAATTACCTCTTGTTACTGATTGTTTGTTATTAATCTCTTCATTAAAATCTATTTGCTCGTATATTTTAGTTAAATTAAACAAGCTTTCTTTTGTTTCATCTCTAAATGCATGTTTTGTAGTTCTTGGAAACTGTCTATAGTATTCATTTAAAGCGTCTTGATCTTTTCTTAATCCATCTACTTCATTTTCCCAGTGTTCAACAACTCCGATTGTAACCGGTAAACCATCAATTCCGACGACTGGATCTGGCGGTGCAGTGAATATAGGTGATCCGTAAGTATCCATGAATCCTTCGTAGTTCCATTCCATAGGGATGAACAGAGAATAGAGTCCCGAAGCAGTCTGTCCGTTACGATTTCTTTTTGTAGCGTCTGAATCGTTGTATAGTTTTTTGAAGTTTTCTCCACCTTTATCTAAAGAATTTGAAGTTGAGCCCATCATACATTTACCTACAACTCTTCTACCTAGCCTTAATGTAGTTTTTGTAACTCTCCAATTATTTAATATATTATCAGGTCTTTCCCACTTACCACTTTCATCATGAGCTAGTATTTTTAGCTTTTCACCGTCATAAGAGTTATCACCTGTGTTTTTCCAGTCAATCGTTGTATCAAGTCCGTCTAGTTCTTGTAATTGTTCATTTGTTTCAATCTTCCTTCTAGTAAGTTTAGATGCTGGAACTCTATATGCCAATTCAGTTTTTGGCCTGTCCATACCATCTTGAATGGGTTTAAAAAAGAACGGATAGTTAACTGATATGGGTACAACTTTATCTGTAAACATTTTTTTGGCATCTGCACCAGACTTGGAAAGTATCCCGAATCTAGAGTCGGAAGATATTGTAGCTTGGTTGACAAGTTCTGCACTTGCCATAAAACTGAATCCTGATCTTCTGTTTTTAAGGTAACAAATTCCATAGCATCTTGCGTCTGCTTTGCATGCTTCCCAAAATATAAAGAAGAATCTATTTGACTCTCTATATTCTGGTGCTCCAATGTCGATTTTTGACCACTGCAAGTACATGTAATGAGTACCAGTAATATATACAGGACTGCCATTATTGAAGAAATGAAGACCTTCTTCTCTACGCTTAAATTCTTCATCAATATATTCATACCATTTTTCTTTAAAATCTGCAGGGTATTCATCCCAATCAAATCTACTTTTTATTCTACTTAGCTCTTTTGGGTATTCTTGTTTTTCCCAGTATTGATCCTCTTTTTTTTTGCTTCGTTTAAACGGTTCATCTGCTGTTGGTAAAGCAATCCTGAGATTTTGTATTTCAATGATTTGTCCAATTTTTCCAGTTTTACTTATTACTACAAAGTCATACTCTATGTTATAACCATAGTCCCATTTTTTAAGCCTATTGTTTTTAGCTAATATTTTAGGATTTACAACATCTTTAACTTCTTTCCAAAGCGTTTGTTGGTAACTCATTTACTTCTACCTTCAGCAAAACCTTTAAAAGCTTTTTGTTCTTTAACTTCTTTAGGTTTTTCGTTTAACATATTTTCTTCTTCTTGTATACGAGTAAGTATTTCAAAAGCATCCATTATAGCTAGCTTTTTAGTAGCGGCAGCATTCTTTAATCTATCAGCGCTTACATCGTCGTCTGAGTCAACAATCTTTTCTTTTGCTACCTTAATTAATTCCTCAATAGCCTTTTGCCCAGCTTGGATTATTTTCTTTTTCGTTTCCTTCGTATTCATTTACTAAAGCTATATAATTTGATTTCATACAATAAAGTCGCTCATCGTTTATAATAAACTCAAACTCTGAGTTAGGTGTAAAAGTAATAAGCGTTCCAGGTGTAATTCCTAGAGCTTCTAAGGTGTTATTGCTATATTTTACTATACCAATGTTAGGTTGTTCTTTTCGGTTCTTTAAAATATCTTTATTTAATATAGGTTTTACAAAACAATACTCTAAATGAGGTTTGTTATTGTA